GAAGGCGAATTTTTCAAAGATTGATCAAAGCGAGTGGCCAAGAATCAGCTTTGAGCGTGGTGCAATTGTGACGCCATGGTGGCAGACAAATGCGCAGGCGTTTGCTCAGTTTGTCGGGCAAGGGATCCTCACTGTATCGCCAGAGGATGAGCGCGCGGTGCGTGCAGCTTCTGATTTGCCTGAGCCCTCTGACGATGTGCCCGATCAAAATGACCGCATTGCGGTGCAGGCGGGCGGACGATTGAAGACGGCACAAGGGCAGCGTGAGATCATAGAGCCCGGCAAAAGTAAAAAGCAGCCAAACAAGTTTGTGAACAGGCTTGTTGATGCAGACGACGAAGAGAGCGAGGATCAGTAGATGCCTTTCAAGTCAGAGCATGCAGCGCGCCAGATTGATCCATCAAAGTTTGACGACTTCAAGAGAGTGCATGAAGACGTTGCGCCTGATGGCATCGACTTCATTTATGGGTCAAAATCTGACGGGCTGCCAGAGATTCAGAGCGTGCGAGCTGACGCAGAGCTGTGGGATCTTGAAAAGTTCAAAGCGTGGCTTGTTGAGCATGATTTGACTGATGAGCTTGTTGAGCCTGCAGCGTCTGAGGTTGCAGCTGAGGAAATGGCGAAGGGCGACGAAAGCAGCACGCCAGCAAAGCCAGAAGAGAAGATCAAGGGCAGTGAGAAGAACGAAGAGGGCAGCGCAAGCGGTGAGCGTGGCGGCATTGAGGTGAGTGAAGAGACAGAGACAGCGTTGCGTAAAAAGGTGCAAGAGCACAATGAGAGCGCAAAAGGTGATCTCACAAAGCGCACAGACTTGGGCGCCGTCAAAGCTGTGTATAGACGCGGAGCTGGCGCATTTAGCACAAGCCACAGGCCAGGCATGACGCGCGCACAATGGGCATATGCTCGGGTCAATGCGTTCTTTCATTTGCTCAAAACGGGCAAGCCCAAAAACGCAAAGTATACAAGTGACAATGATTTACTGCCCGCCGGACATCCAAGAGCAACAAAGAAAGAGACTGAAGACAGCAGAGAGCTGGGCAGGATGATCCGGCTGCCCGCCTTCGTTCGTGAGGCGCTCAAGAGAGGGCTGCAGCTGCATGAGGCTGGGCGAAGTGGCGAAGGGCTGCAGGGTGCAACGGTCAGAGCTGCAACAATTGGCGCACAGTCTGGCGAATGGTCAGAAGATAAGATCATAAAGGCGGCGGCCTGGTTTGAGCGGCATGAGAGTGATCGCAAACTCAAGGGCGGGCGCAGGTGGAACAACAAGGGTTCTGAAACAGCTGGCTTTGTGGCTTGGCTTCTTTGGGGCAGTGATGCAAATGATCGCGGGCGGCAATGGATAAAAAAGAAATCGAAAGAGCTTAAAGAGGAGCGCAAAGAAATGAGCCAAACAGATCAAAACCCTGAAGAGCTTCAACAGGCTGCGAATGAGTCAGAGCTGTCTTTTGAGCCACGGCCCGGTGACCCGCTGGTTGAGTATCGCGACCCTGACAGCAGCCTGGCGCCGATGGTTAACCGTGAGGACATCGAGAGCGAAGAAAACAAGGATCTGCATGTGCTCAGATTGGGCACCCTTTACGATCTAGACTCGGGCGAGATGGTCATGAATATGACAGAGGAAAGCGCCCGCGAGATTGCCCGCACAACAAGCCGAATGATTGAGGCGGGGCACGCCATACCAATCAGCTTCGAGCACGGCATAGAGGGCGGGCAGCGCGGTCAAGACGGCGCCGACCGGCGGCCATACGGCACAGTTTTGGGCGTTTATTATGACGAAGCGCGGCGCGGCATTTATGCCCGCAAGCAATGGACGAAGCTAGGCAAGTCTTTGCTGCTTGATTCAATGACTGAAGACGGGCGCACAGCGGTGCGAGTTTCGCCACGGGTCATCATGAAACCCGCTTACCATCCAAGCACAGGCGAGCGGCTTGGTGAGTCCTACATGGACGTTGTGAGCCTCACAACGCTGCCAAGACAAGACAGAATGGAAAGTGTGGCATTGTCACGATCAACAATTCGAATTGGCGCTGAGCTGGCGCTGGATAAAACAGAAACGGCGGAAGTGACCGCCAAAAATGAAAGGGTCGAAATGACTGAGAAGACTGAAGAAATTCAAGTTCTGCTTGCTCGTGGATCCGATGAAGCCACCGCCATATACAAGGCGGCCGGACTTGAAGACACTGCGCCAGTTGTTGAGCTTGCGCGGAAGTTTGAGAGCCTCACGGTTGAGCTGAATCGAGTAAACGAAGAGCTGAAGAATTACCAAAACGAAGAGCTTTCAAGGCTTGCAGCTGAGAAGACTGCAGAAGTTGAGAGCTTTCTTGATGCTCATGAGGTGAGTGAAGTTGAACGAGAGTTTTTCAAGGTCTCTCTTTTAAGCGACGACACGAAAACCGCTGAGCTTGCACGAAGCACAATCATTTCACGCGGTGAGCCTGACAAGCTGGCAACAGTTGAAGAGGCTTTGACTGAGGCAAAGAAGCGCGGCGCGGTTCCTGCTGATTTCATCGTTGACGGTGAGCTGGCTGAATTAAGCCGCACAGCGCCAAGCGTTGCCGCTGGCATCATCAATGCAATCCCCGGTGAAAACACTGTGCGAGTTGGTGAGCCTGCTGGCAGCAATGTGGCCGGCGTTGAGACTGAGACAACACTGAACAAAGAACAGGCAGGCGTTGAGCTTTCACGTATCGCGCGAAACCTTGTCTTTCAAGGCAAAGCAAACGGCCTGATCCAGGCCCACAGAATGGCAAAAACTGAGCGGCCTGATCTTGTTGCCGCCACAAAGGAGAATTAAAAAGATGGCTGTTTTCATTCCATTAGAAGATCCAAAGGCAAGCGCAACAGCTGGCGCCGTTATAGCTGAAGGCCTTTTTGTAAAGTACAACGCTGCAGGTGACAAAGTTGAGGTCTGTGACGGACCTGACAAGCATTGTGCAGGCGTTGCGGCTGAGGCTGCAGCGGCAAGCGGTGACGGCGTGCGACTTTACGCACTCGATCAATATGCAAGAGTCAGAGCTGGCGAAGTTCTCGCAGCATCAAACGGGATCGTTGATTGCCGATTGACTGCAAGCGCAGCAGGTAAAGCTGTGAAGGCTGGCAACGGTCAAGCAATTTTGGCCATGTGGATGCCTAAACCAGGTCAGACCGTAGCGGCTGACGATTTCATCACTGTGCAGTTGCTTCAGGGCGGCGGCAAATTAGTGGATGACGCATAACAGACTCATAAGGAGATAAACTAAAATGTCACTGAATTATCAATCATTGAACCCAAAGAGCATTCTTCGTGATGCTTTGATCGATCCTAGCCCTGATCTTGCAGGCATGGAGCTGGCTTACCCTAAGATTTTCGGGATCCCCGGTCTTGCTGAAGGTGGCGTGGCTCAAGGTCGCGCCATTGATCTCACTGGCAACCCTGGCTTTTTGCACGGCAAGCTTTTGGTACGAAACAAGCGTGATCTTTTGGGCGCCGCTGCAGAAGGTTCTGTGGCTAAGCCAATCAACTCACCTCGTGATACCGTTGAGCGGTTCGCATACTCAGAGGTTGGTTTTGATCTCAAGCAGTTTGATGGGCGTACAACCATCCCATTACCATTTCTCGAAAATGGCTTCTTGTCTTCTGAAGATGAAGAAATGATGCTCGTTCAGCGCGCAATGATGAGCGTGCACATGAAGCTTGAGCGATACGCGGCGGCCTTCTTCACTGCTACAGTTGCAGGCGGAGACCGGGCGCCAGCTGGTTGGACTGACCAAGGTTGGGTTGCTGCTGGTGGTACTGATCTGGATTCTTCTTCTGACTTCATGGAAGTCATGAGCAGCGTGATCCAGGCTGCGCGCCTTCGTTCAACTGCACCAGTGAACGCCATCTACATGAGCCGACGAATTGCTGAAAAGCTCAGCCGTGAGGCTTCCGTACTTGGTCGCTCCATCGTTGGCGATAGCACCAAGGGCATTGCAATGACCAACGGTTTTTCTGCGGCGCCTATCAGCCACGTTGAAAGCGTGCTCAAAGAGTATCTCGGCTTCTCAGAAGTGGTCATATCTGGAGCAATCCAAGACAATACAAACCATGGTCAGGCTTCCAGCCCGTCCTACATTTGGCCAGAGGATAAGCTTTGGATCGGTTCAGCTGGTTCTCTTTCAATGTCTATCAAGAGCGGACAGACGCCAAGGGTCATCAATGGCGCCGGCGCGTTTTGCAAACTCATTGGCAAAATGGACGTTCAGATGGGCCCTGAGCCTGGAATCATGCCGCAGGCGTTCGAGGCGATTGCCGAATATTTCTGTGAAAGTGTTGCATTGGACACTGATAAAGGTACAATCGTCAGCGGGTTAAACTAAGGTTTGAAAAATGTCTAAAGAGTTGAAGCAATACCGCCTGAACGGGCTTGAATTTATTCATGATTCACGCGGCAAGTTTGTTGCTGCTGGTGGTATTGCTTGGCTTGACGACATCAAGGCCGGCAAGGTTCTGCGCGCCCTGAAAGCTGACGGGCGCGGGGATCACTTGCTACCTTTAGAACCAGAACCCAAACAAGGCTCAAAGCCAAAAGGCAAAGAGTCAAAAGCTGTCAAAAAATTAGCAGCCAAGAGTACGAAAGTGGATCGCGTTTTTTCCGTTGACGAAGTTCACGAGCGTGCTCTTGGCCTGCATTTTTCACAAAGAAAGTCTATTGCCTCAGAGCTGTCATCTGTAGAGATTGAGAGCACAAGAGAGGCTGATCAAATCATTAAAGATTCAGACGTTGAAAAACTCACGCAGGCGCTGAAGGCAATCGAAGCCGGCGAGGGTTAACAATGGCACCGCCAAACTTCAGGCGGCTGCTTGGCGCGTCGTTTAATATCCAAGACAAAGCAACAGACAATTTTCAAGACCTGGCTGAGGCGCTATCTGAGAACATCGGGCGCCGTCTTGCCGCATCGCTTGGCGTTGATCCTGACAGCGTATTCCCGCCCGATGGTTCAGATGGGCGCATGGTTGGCAGAACCAACTTTGAAAGACTCATGCAGAGCGTGAGCGGTGAAGAGGCTGTGCGCGCTGTTGTTCTGTCTAGTGACATTCAAGACATTGAAGAATTTGTGGCGCAAAGCGGAAGCGCGGCGGCGCGTGCTGCGCTGTCTGATGCCGTGAGTGATTTGGCGGGGCTCGCTGAGCGCTCGCTGGTGGCTCAGGGCGTTGCAGCTGAGGGCGTGCTTGATACCGTTGCAGCTGAAGCTTTGATCGGGTCTTACATTACAAACACAATGGATGAGGCGCTGAGATCAAGCATTGATCGCCCCGCGTCTGTGCGGATACGTCAAGCAATCGTTGCAAACCTTGGGCAGATGTCAATCGCTGAGCTGGCGCAATCGATAGCACAAGAGCAGGCGGCAAGCATACCAAAAGCCACAACAGAAGCACGCACGCAAATGGCTGAGGCTGATCGCTTTGTCAATGAGACCGTGAGGCGCTCAATTGATCCAGAAGGTGATCGTTTTTTGCTGGCGTACATTGGACCGGATGACAAAATCACAAGACCGTTCTGCGATCAGCTGGTGAACAAGGCTTTCAAAATTTCAGACTTCAATCAGCTGCGAAACGGTCAAACGGCAATTCACCCAAGAATCTCAGGCGGCGGTTACAATTGCAGGCATGACGTGCGAGCTGTGGTTGATGACAATAAAGTTTTGTCTGACCTAAGCCTACAACGTGGTACAATCACCGACATACAGGCCGCAAATGCTGCAGTGAAAAAGAAGGCAGGCAAGAAGAAAAGAAAGGGGCGCAAAAAATGATCTTTCAAGTTCAGATTGGACAGGCGACGACGTTTGAATGGGCGCCCGCTGTGGTACCTGATCCAACTGGTTCAGTCTCAGCCACTTTCTACGCAAACGGGATCACACTTACGCGGACCTTGAGCGCGGCAACGTCAAGGGCTTTCACAGGCGTGCCAGACAGGTACCGGGTGAGCTTGGGTGAGCTTGCTTCAAGCGCATTTGCTGGGCTGGTTGGCAGCACTGGCACGGGCGGCTGGTATATGCACGCGGCTGGGTTTGGTCAGTTTCCAATCAGGATCAGTCATTTTGATGATGCAAACAATGAGCTGATTTTGTCTGAGGCTTTACCCGTTGGAATACCGACGACAGCAACGGGCACCGTGTATCATAATGTGTGGCGCTGTGTGGTATCATCTGACACGCTTGGCACCTCGGTGGATCGTGCCGGATACTACAAAATAGATTATCAAGTAGATGATGATCCATCAGCTGCAAATACTTTGGTCAGATTAAGATCAGAGCGTGGGCGGGTCAGGGTTGTGAGAAGTCGTTTTGAAACCGGGTTGACTTCTTATGACCTGATCACGCTTGTGCCACAGCTTGAGGCGACGCGCCCAGCGGCCCGCGAGGGTTGGCAGCCATATATTGATCGATATGATATCATTGGAGACATTGAGGCGGCTTTGCCTTCTTCACGGTTTGCAGACATGGCGCTGGGTGAGCAATTCAAAAGGGCGCACGCGCTTGCTGTTGCGGCTTCGCTTTCGGAGATTGGGTACGCTCCAAACGTGGACGCGGAAAAGATGAGGGCGGCGGCTGAGGCTGAGCTGAGGCGCCAGCTGTCAAGGATCCATTGGCTTGATCTTGATGATGATGGGCTGATTGACAGCGGTGAATCTTTTGTTGATTCAGAAAGTCTTGTTTCCATTACAAAATCGAGCAATACTAGCACAAAGAGTGATTATGATGGGGCCAAGAGGTTCCGCCCGGTTTTGAATAACACTGACGACAGGTGATCCCCCGTGCAAATCATCAGAGATTTACAAGTAACGGCGATGGCTCACACTGTGATCAACTTCACCGCCACAGAATGGACAGAGCTTGATCTGGCAACGGTTGGGCCAAACTTAACAGTTGGGCAGCCTGGTGAGGATGTGCAAAGCGTTCTCATTCAAAACAAGTCTTCAAGCTCTTCAGCTGTTCATTTCGTATTCAAACAAGATCCAGGCGTTAACACTTCCGCCTCTCATGGTTTTGAGATTGAGGTGGGCGGCGTGCTCCAAGAGGGGACGATCAAAAATATCAGATACATTTCACTAAGAGGCGCCACAGCGGGCGGAACATGCAAGATCATCTTGCGAAGCTATAGGACAGCAGACCGCGCACCGTGGAACGACTAAACAAACGGAGATCACAAAATGGTTCGGGGCAGTTATTCGCCACCAGTTCAACAGTTTTCAGCGGGCAGCGTACAGGGCCAAGACAGTGACGGCAATACGGGGCTGACAATTGGTGAGGGTGAATTGGGGCTGAGGACAGACGGCGCCCAGCAGCTCAGGGCGACAACTGGCGGCGTTTCAATGCGAGTGCCAGTGGCAACGGTGACGGCCTCTGATTCGCCTTACTCGGTAGGATTAAACGACTTTTTGATCTT